GACAGCGACAGGAACATGGAACGGTTCAAGTGGACCGTGATGTGCATGATAAACAGCTCGATGAACACGACACTGCATGAGGAGGAAGAATGGGACGGTGGAACGAAACCATAATCCTCCTTTCCGCACCACGCTCATATCAGGACTCGGAGGGCGCTTGGCATGAGGACGAACGTGAGGGCAGAGAGGTCTTCTGCAACGTCGGCATGATAGGAACCATGACGATGGCACAGCTACGTTCGTCAGAGGTGCGTATCACATCAGGTGAGAGCGTACCAAATGTCGGCCTGACCGAGATGCATGTGGTGTGGATACGACAGATCGACTACAACGACGAGGATCAGGTCATCTTCCGTGACAAGGAGATGGACATCATAGCGGCGACCTCAGAGGGCGAGAACCTCAAGATGATTATCCGCAGGAGGCTTGGCAATGACTAAGTCCATTGATGCAGATGAGTTCAAACTTGAAATCGAAAAGATTCTCAATAGGGTTAATACAGGTGCCGGTAACCAAGCTCGCAATGCAGTCGCCAAGGGTGTCAAGAAATCTGCGTCATTCTGGAGAAGCAATGCCAGCGAGCATTGGAAGGCAAGGCATCATACCTACCGAAAGCATGGAAAAGTGCATGAAACAGGTAAGTATGTCAAATCGATACGTTCTCATATGACAAGCAATTCTGCCGAACACCCGTCTGGCGAGGTTGGAGCACCAAAGATGCCCGGTTTGCCACACCTCCTCGAATTTGGTCATGCAAAAGTTGGCGGAGGAAGAGTAAAGGCAATACCGCATATTGCTTCGGCAGCAAAAAAAGGATTTAACTATACAATCGAACAGCTTGAGCTTGGCATTGAGATGATGTTAGATGACGTATAACGAGATATTGTATTACGCATTAACCAATGTATGCAAAGGTACTTATGTGGCATGGCCGATAGGAAAGGCACCGCCGCTCCCATGGTTTACATACAAGAGAAGTCACGATGGCGAGGTCTTCGCCGACAACAGCAACTACGGCTTGATGCCCAGATATCGAGTCGAGTTACTGATGAAAGAAAATGACCCGCAACTCATAGATGACTTCGAGGCAGCTCTATCGAAGATAGGGACTTGGAAACTGTACGAGGCAGATTGGCTTAATTCAGAGAACTGCCTCTATCACGACTACAGGTTGACATTGCTTCCCAATAGGGAAGAAGACGAATAAGGAGGCCGGATATGGCTGACAACAAGGTGCGCTTCGGTGCGTCGAACGTGCGATATGCACTTGAGACCGAGACTGGTTATGGCGAGTGGAAGCGTCTGGCCGGTACCGTCCAGATTTCCTTCGACCCTCAGGGTTCCCAGAATACGTTCTATGCCGATAACGTGGGCTACTTCATTTCCACGGGTGCGGCCAGTGATAGCATTTCGGTAGAGATCGCAGACCTCACCGATCAGGCGAAGATCGACCTTCTCGGCTTCGTTCAGGACGAGACTTCCGGACTGCTCTACGAGCCTGTCAATTCCGTACGCAAGCCCTTCGCACTTGGCTTCCAAGTCGAGGGTGACGCAACCACTCTGCGTGGCGTCCGCTACGGTGGCACGCTCAACCGTCCGTCCGAGGCTCACAACACTACCACGGACTCTACCGATCCCGACACCCTCACCATCGAGGGAACCTTCGTCGGCAAGACCTTCACGATTGGTAGCGAGGAGGTCGCGATCCTTGGCGCAGCTTGCACCAATGCAGGCGACACCCATACTGCATACGACAACTTCTGGACCAAGGTTCCGCAGCCCGGCGTTGCTGCCTAAGTCCTAATAGGCAAATGTTAGAAATGGCGGCGCACTTCGTATCGGAGTGCGCCGCTTTTTGTGTATCAATGGAAGGAAGAGGGAATGGCCACAATTGACTACGGTGCGGGAGAACGTGAGTTCCAGTGCACCGCTCTTACGTGCATGATTTATGAACATGAGTTCATCAATGACGAGAATCCGAAAGTCACTGGCGACCTTATCGCAGACACCATCGGAAAGGTCACCGTGTCGTCTAATGACATTCTCCATGTAACCGACGATGGTGCATATGTAACCACCGTCGTCGACTATACAAAGGTGAACTGGCAGGCGATATTCAGGGCGATGTGGGCAATGATGCGTACATCGTTCGAGATATCCAAGCAAAGGGGAGAGAACCTTCCAGACGTTCCGGCGTACAAGGTGTGGGAACGCTCATTGCTCTCATGTGAACCCGACATGCAGGCGATAACCGACGCAGTCCAAGAGGAACTCATGAGAGGTTTGTTTCGATCCGGAGCCGCTGCCTCCGGAGAAAACCAGCAAGAAGGGGAAGAAGGATAAGCTTCCATACACTTCGATAGTAAACTCCGCTCTTGAGATAGGACTGACTATGGAAAACATATCAGTCCTGTCTTGGGGGCGTCTCGTTATGATGCTACAGGCGAAAGCCCAGTCGTATAAAACGGATAGCGGTCCAAGGGAAGCTACATTTGCCGAGATATCGGCATGGGCTGGAGTCGGACTATTGTAGGAGGTCTACATTGGCTGAGACATATCGTGGACTCACAATTAGGATTGGCGGAGACACAAGCTCGCTGCAAAAGGCGCTGAAGAATACGAATAGTGCAATAAATCAAACAAGCTTTCAGATAAAAAAGCTTGGTACGGCACTTAGACTTGATCCGCATAATGTCGAGGCTTATAACCTCCAACTTGGTCATATGTCAAATCAGGCGACAAATACTGCGAAAAAAATGTCACAACTGAAGACTGTACTCAGCCAGATGGGTAACAAGAATCTTATCCTTTCAGATGGTACCGAGATTGCGTTTGCCAACCTGACGCAGGCGTCTGATGCATATGGCAACAGCGTCATAAACGTATCTGAAAAACTTGCGATAGTAAGAGACGAACTTCGTAAGCTTACGGAAGAGCTTGGCAAGTCATATAACGAGATGTCTGCATTCGTCAAACAGTCTTCTGAGGTTGAGGTCAAGAAACTCAAAATGGCGTTTCAGGCAAGTGTCGGTGCGATATCCGAAAACGAAATATTCGATGCATTCAAAACTCTTCCAAATGGGCTTCTTCGAACAGAAGAAGAGACCAATAAGATAGTGAAAAGCGTAATGCTTATGGCTACGGCGATAAAAAGTAGTATAGGCGACGATGGGTTATTTGATGTAAGCAAGACACTTGATGCAATAAATGACTATGTAAGTACATACACCACAGGAATGAGGCTTACGTCAGACGGCCTCAAAAAGATCGGCAGTATGCTCGATGACTATAACAAAAAGTTGAAGGAGTCAACAAGGCTCGAACAAGATGCGCAGGAGCAAGCAGGCTCACGTGATACCACAACATCAAAAGATATAAAGGAACGTACTCGCGTCAGACAAGAAGAGCTTGATGCAATGCGAGAAGCTCATGCAGAGATGATCGAAAGACATGATACTGAGCAGAACACATTGCGTGAGGAAATTAGGGTGCTCGAAGCTCGGGCCGAAGCTGCAAAAGAAGCCTATGAAACAGACGAGGATTCTCGTCGCAATGCAATAGTTAACAAGAATAGAGAGATTGAACAACTCAATGAAGAAATGGGCCAGCTTGTCAATCAACGTGGCCCAATCAGTAATGTAACACAACTTGAGGAAGAGCGTGACAAACTTATACAGCAGCAGACAGAACACGTCAGGCAACTGAAGGCTGAAGCAGAGGACGCAACTGCCGCACTTGAGGCTGCTAATATCCAACTTGGTATTGTGGAAACCGAGCCTGCCAAGCCGCAGAAAAAGAAAGAAAGCATAGCTGAGGAAAATGCCGAACTCAAGAGGCAGAGCGACATTACCGAAGAGATAGCCGAACACGAGTCTCGGTCTGCTGAAGTTGCTGAGCGACGTGAGAAAGCCGAGAAGTCGATAGCTGATGCTAGATCACGGTCGAGTGAAATTGAAGTAGCAGATACAAAGAAGCTCGATGTTACCAGTAAAAAGATCAATGAAGTCGGAGACTCTATCTCAAGGCTTGACGAACTTTCACTAAAGTACCTTGGAAGGACATTCTCAACAGACAACCTCAAGAAGTCGCTCACGTCAGCGCTTAGACTTCTAAGCGACACGCGAAGACTGATTTTCTCAGACTATGGGAAGCTTGCCAATAACTCGGCACGGATGTTTGTAGATGAAAACATAGATCCCAACGTGACTGATTCGCTCGCTGTAGGACTCATGAAGCTACGCGACGTTGGGTATGACATCACGCAGCTTGACTTCAGCAACCTGAGATTCATTGGCGACCTTGAGAGTAAGCATGACCTTAGCGAGTACTTTGACGCGTTCCTGAAGCTCAAAGAGATCGCAACCAGCGACCCCCAAAGTGAGTTTGCCTTGCCGTTCAAAACGGTTGACGTCTGGTATGAGATGAGCGATGAGTTGAACGAGTTCATCGAACTCATGATGAAGGCAGGAAACGTAAACCGTGACGAGGCTTTGGAGTTTCTGAATCTAAGCAAGAAAAGAAAAGACTCATTATCGGAACTCATTGAGGACGCAAGGCTTTACAACGAAAGCTTCTCACTTCAGTCAGTACGTGACGAGCTAAGCAAGACGTCTACCGAGCTTGATGACTATAAATCAATGTATAGACTGCTCCTAATGAACCCGCACCAAGGGGCCTTTGGTGAATCATCAGAATCCTTGAGAAGCTCAGACATTTTCCCCAACTTGATGAAGCAACTTGCCGATATACGCGATGAGGTCGAAAAAGTCATAGGTGAAGATGTTCCCAATAGAGAAGAAGAAATCTTCGAAGGCATGAGAAAGGTCGTTGGTCAGCACATCTCTGATCTTGGCGATTACAAGCAAACGCTGCTTAATATCATTAAAGCAATAAGGATGGCATCGACTTCTGATCTCGGTTCAGATAGAACCGGTGGTGGTCCCATTGCTAGACTTGAGTCGATATCAGAACAGATGCTTTCACGACAAGTCGTTAACGAAGTCAAGGAAAGCGCAGAAGAAGTCGAAGAAAGCATTGAGGAAATCGAGAAGCCGCTGACGAGGCTTGACGAACTGTGTCTGAAGTTCTTCGGTCGGAAGTTCTCAGCAGACAACATCAATGACGAACTCTCCATGATAATCGACATGATTCGCATAACGGAACATGAAGTGAACGAACTTGATGGCGGAATGTTCGTTGACGCCGTGACAGAACTCAAGGATTCACTCTCTGGAAGCAATGTCTCTCCGCATGGTGCCGAGGAGTATTTCGATAGGCTTAAAGATGCCGTAATGGAACTCCGCGATGCAGGTTTCGATCTTTCCAAGATAAACCTTGGAGATTATCTCGTGACTGGATGGGGCAATGGTGCAAAGACTGCTTCAGAACTCTTGCAGGCTTTCATTGACACGAGAGAACGCTCGTTAAATGGTGAGGACGTTGATCTCGCTGAATGGTCAAGAAGTACCGACGACTTGCATAAGTTATTACCTGAAATGCGTGAATATCTAGGATTGCTTAGAGAGCTTGCTGGAACAGATAGTGTTATTGACGAGTCAAAAGCATTTACACTTGCTGGAAGCGAAGTCGAAAAATTCAGCAACAGCATACAGAAAGCAATTGAGTATAGTGAACAGCTCGATATGAACTTCTCTCTTGATAATGTCTCTTCTGAATTCAACAAAGCCAGTGCTAGTGCAGACCGCTTGAAAATTGTTCATGATGCTCTAAAAAAGATCTTAGTTATGGTTCATAACGGTATAGACTTTTCTGAAATATCAGATAATTTAAAAAATGACTTTTCAGAACCTATTGCCAATAACATACTAAATATAATTAACATTATAACAAAAGCTAGTGAAAAGCCGGAAGACATACTAGAAAATCTCAGTAATGCTATCAATGAATGTGGAAATAAGATAGATGTTCTCAAAGAGTATGCAGAGGTATTGAATCGAATACAGAACTTAATTGGTGCGTCATCAAAAAAGACAATGCTAGACCAGATTCAAGATCTTCCACGAGCAAGAGTCGAATCTTTTCTTCCGGAAGGAATGCGTTCAATAGGTAGTTATGATAGGGAAGTTATCGAGCAGGCAAAGCGTGCTCATCAAGAAGCTGTAAAATCAGCGCAAGACGCAACCAAGGAAATTGTTGAAGTTTCTGACAGACAGATAAAGGCTGAACGGGATAAACAAGATGCAATAAGGCAAACGACGGAAACACAGCAAAATGCAAGCAAGTCGACATCACAGACAGCAAGTTCTGTAGTAGACAGCTTACATGATGAAGCAAAAGCAACTGAAATGGTTGCGGAAGAAAGCATGAAATCCTCAAAGTCGTTGAATGAGTTTGACGTTGCCATTGCAAGTCATGCTGAAAGGGTTTCATCAGCAAGGGATGAATTAGATAAGGCGATTAAAACAAGTTCCGGCTCAGATGGAGTCGGCGACCTTACTGATAAATTTAAGACATTAATATATACAATTGGTGAACTGGAGTCCGTTTACGGAGGACTTATACCAGAAATAGACTTTCCAACAACTTTAAATGGTGTCAATAATTATATAAAATCAATACATGAGATTGACGATAGTTTTGCTCAACTCTCCGAATTAATACGAAGAGTTGAGCAGGCACAAAGACAATTAAACGATGCGTCTGAAGAATTCAACGCAGCGAAGATATCTGGTGGACTTACGACCGAAATAGAGTCAAGACTTAAAACTGCCGAAAAAAACCTTAACGATGTTAAAGACCTACGTGATAAACTTGCAAAAAGCCTATCAAGAAAACTTAAATTAGATCAAGATGACCTCATAGAGAATCTTAATGGTGTAACTGGCATATGGCATGAAACAATTGAGGCGATGAAGAGGAGTGGAATCCAGGCATCTGCCGGTGAAGCAGCATCGCTTCTTATTCTTCGTCCGACATTTGATTCAGAATTAGTCTCTGAAGGCATTAGGGAAATAGCTGAAAAAACACGACTTATAGATAATCGTACGGCAGAAGTTAATAATGAAATCTCTCGTCTTGTGTCAAGGTTTACGGAACTCAAGCAAGCCGCAGAAGAGGCTGTAGAGTCTGGTGACAAAAGTAAACTTACACAGATTCTCAGAGAGGCGGAAAGTGTATTAACACAAATAAACAATATAAAATTTGAAGAATTTACTAAATTTGAAAGTGCTGGCAATAAAACAATAAAAGCCCTTAATGATGAGCTTATCGAAGCAAGAAAGAACCTAAGACAGCTAATCTCAGAAGATAAAACACTAACAAGTGTCTTTGAAACATTTTACGACGGGCTTGGAACAGCATTTAGTCTTGGGACAAGCAGGCGATTTGTTGAACAAGAAAGAACATCACTTGTAAATGTACTTAAGGCAGAAAAACAGATTCTTGAAACCAAACGTGAGTCTGCAAAAACTGATGAAGAGAGACTGGGCTATACGTTAAGGATAAGCAAGATTGAAGAAGACATAAACAAGAATACTGGTAGGAAATCTGACGCAACACGAGAAAAAGCATCGAGAACAAAAAGGATGAATGAAATCCTTGGCAGCTCAGAGTATACAGACACTGAACGAGAAATGATTAGACGGTCAATTGAAGCATACGATAATCTATATAAGATTCAAAGTAAAAACGCAAAGGAATTGTCATCACAACGCAAGAAAGAGATGGAAGAAGAATACAGACAAATTGCAGAAATCGATTCCAAGATAGTAGCTAAAAGCATTGAGGCATCACCACTGAGAAGCAAAAAAAAGCTGAGCGATGATGAATTGTCGCAGCTGAGAAAGCTTCTCTCCGAGTCACTTGAACTTGAAGAAGAGCGCTCAAGATTAGTTAGTGCCCATCAGACCGAAGAAGCGTTATTCTGGGCACAAATAAGAGACATGAATCTTGCCGCAATACAAGGAACTGAACAAACTGAAAAACGTGTCGAAGCTGCAAGGATCGACAGAGCAAAGAAACGCATTGACACCACGAAGAAAGCCGCTGCTCAGGAAATATCTGAATCTGACAAAGTTGCCGAGAATGACGTCGAGAACTCAAGGAAGATTGAAGAGGCTCGCAGAATAGCCAACGAAGCCCGCGAGAACAAGCAACAAAAAGACGAGAATCTAGAAGAAGCTGAAAAAAGAGTCAATCAGATTAAGGACGAATATCAGACGAGAATTAGCGCAGCACAAAGAATTGAAGCGATAGAGTCTGAAATAGCCGACAAGAAGTTAGAGGTTAGTGCATTACAAGAAGCGAATGAGAACGCAAGTACGGCTGCTGATGAAGCAAGACAAGCCGTTCTTAAAAAACAGGAAGCTCTTGCACAAATGATTCAAGAGCATCAGGAAGAAGCCGCAAGGGATGCCGAGAAGATTGATAGCGTAGTCAGCGACACGACTGAAAAGGTTAGCAAAGCAACCGACGAAATCAGCGAGGCAACCGAAGAAGTCGGCGAGGTAGGAAAGAAGGCTGCTGATGAGCTAGGAGCTATGCTAAGTGGCGCTCTTGATAAGATGGGGCTGGGCAACTTCTCCATCGAGGTATTTAATAACAAAAATGGTAATGTTGATCTTATTAACATCGAGACCGTCCTTAAACGAATCGGAGCAAATATAGGTTTAAACGAAGAGGCTATAAAACAATGGCTTAGCCCATTGAAAGCAATGAAGGAAAGATTCGAAAGTCTCAATCATGATGCCGAGCATCTTACCGAAGCATCGCAATTCCAAGACTTGACGGCTGAAGCCATGAAGACCGAGGCTGAACTTAAGTCAATAAGTAGAGCAATGAACGATATTAGCGTTCCATCAAACCTATTACGCAACATGCTCGATATAACCGAAATGGTAAAATTACTGGATGGTGAGTTTAGCTCTCTTACATCGACAGTAAAGTCAATGTCAAACCTAATGCCCAACCTTGGCAAAGATTCCTTACTTGCAATGGTCGTCGCATCAAACGCGCTTATAGAATCAGAGAAAAATATTTCGTCTGAACTTGAGAATATACAGAAACAAATAGACAGCTTCAATACATCAGAAATAGAGCGATTCACTGACCATTCCAAATCAGCAAAGCAGCAGCTTGCTGATATGGCACTCAATGCGGAGAACGCAACCACTGCACTGAAAACAGCTCAGGGAGAGCTTGATGACTTCAGATCTCGAAGAGGTGTGATTGAAGCAGCAACAAGAAAAAGCATACAGGATAAGGTAAAGGCCGAAGAAGATTTAAACAGAATACCAGAAAGCAAGGAAGGTCAGGCGAGACGAAATGAACTTGAGTCTCATATAAAAACATTACAAAATCTAATTGAATCAAACAATAATGAAATTGCGGAGCTAGACAATAGCATAACAGAGACGATTGGGAATATCGCCAATCTCACAAATGCGGAGATATCTGCCAGCAAGGCGCTTGAGATGTCAAAGCAGAGGGCTGAGCTTGAGTCATTGATTTCAAAGCTTGTTGAGGTGAAGGCTCGTGTAAGCGAAGTAAGCAAAGCTGCTAGAGATATGGCAGAGGCGTTCTCGGCATCGGTAATGAAGAACGGCGTCGAATCAATGTTTGGCGAAGGTTGGGATTCCGTAGACCGATATGTCGATAGATTCACATCAGCGTTTAAAGCTGCTGCTGGTCGTGCAAATATACTTGACGATTTTCTGAAGATAGATACAGATAACGTAGACATTGCTCAAAAGAAGATGGATGCATTCAATGAGGCTATAGCAAGTGGCAGTGCGGCAGTAAATAACCTTAATGCCGCAATTGGTCTCATGAATACTGACGAATTCAATACCTTACATAATTATGTCGTAAATACATATGGGACAATCGAGAATGCGGTTGAGGCAGTCTCTGACTCCACGTCCGATTTTGTATTGAGAATCAAGAACGCTAAGGACGAATTCGCGGATATGATATCGTCAAGCGAGTTCGATTCGATAAGAGGTGGGCTACTCAACTTCGATATCGACATGGGTGGTATCGGTAGCGAAGAGTACATGAAGCTTCCTCAGAAAATCAGGACGGCTCGTGAGGAAATCGTTGGTCTCATCTCTGACTTCAGTGACGCAAGGGAAATGCTTGCGAAGCTGTCTCAATTAGATGCCCTTCAGGATTACGAGAAGCAGCTCATTTCAATTAGGCTTGAGATGGCAAAGCTTATCAAAGCAAACACTGACGCATCCAAGGAACTTGATGACATTGCCAAAAGGATGAAGGAAGGCTTTGCAGAAAGCAATATTAACGAAGCCGTCAAGGATGTCGAGTTCTTCGATGAATCGGTGAAGGCAAGCTCACAGCGACTTGAGAACATGAAGAAGCTGCTTAGTGAGGATAAGGGTAACGCACTCATCAAAGAAAATACGGTAAAAGCCTCGATTGAGTACATTGGGCTTCTTGAGAACAGAATAGAGCTTGCCAAGAAGGCAATGAGCGAGATAAGCCAATCCATCAACATCGATGACGTCGTATCGCCTACAGTGTTCACCCAACTCAAGAAATCGCAAGACGAGTTTGACACTACTTCAAAGAAGGTCAAGGAACTTGAGAAGGAGCTGGATGAGGCTAGGAAGAAAGCGATAATAAACGGCGATACGTCTGGTGCGAACGAAGAGATCAACCGTCTTAAAAATGAACTCAAAGAGGCAAAGACGGCAGCAAAGGGTGCCGCCGAAGAGGTTGACCGTCTCGGAAAGGCAGCTAAATACGTAACGCTCTCTGACTCTGTCAATCAATATACCGCAATGGCGCAAGCAGCAAAGAAAGAAATGAGCGAGGGGTATGCCAATGACAAGTCGTCGTCTGACATGTCGTCTGCATTCGAGCACGCAGCTGAACGCATGGCTGAGTATGCGGAGCGTGCGGGGCAAAAGATCGTAGAATCCGCAAATACGATAGACTCCGCATATCGCGACATGCGAAAGACGGTCAATGGAACAGAGTTGCAATTCAAGGCGCTTCATGACGCTGCCATAGAGTTCTCGCAAACCAATGCGATCTCTGCCGATACGCTGCTTTCCATGGAGTCACTGGGAGGACAGCTTGGCATTGCCGTAGAAAGGCTTCAGGAATTCGGAGAGGTCGCAAGTCACCTTGACATAGCCACGGACATCAGTGCTGAGGACGTCGCATTGGAGCTTGGTCAGCTTACAAACATCATGTCCGACCTCGATGACACCACATTCGTCAACGTCGCCGACGCTTTGGTGCGCCTTGGCAACAATACCGCCACCACTGAGTCAAAGATAATGGAAGTCGCACAACGAATGGCAGCTGTGGCAAATGTCACGTCAATGTCAACTCCCGAGCTATTGGCTTGGTCTGCGGCAATAGCATCAACCGGACAGAGGTCTGAGTCGGCGGCAACCGCAATAAGCAACAGCATCACAGGAATAGGCAAGGCTGTTGCCAAGGGCGGCGGAACGCTCGAACAGTTTGCAAAGATAGCGGGCATGAGCGCCGAAGAATTCAAGGACAAATGGAAGAACTCGTCATCAGACGCACTTGAGGCATTCGTCAAGGGTCTCAGCCTGCTCACGAATGACTCTACGGCGGCAATCGAAGCGCTTGACTCGGTAGGAATCAAGGCAGTGCGTCAGGAGACCGCGCTTCTCGCAGTCTCACAGACTATCAACAGCCTCGACAAGTCATTGACGTTGGCTAGGGAAGGATTCAATGACGGAGGCGATGCCGCAAAAGAGGCTGCTCAGAAATCGGAAGGCTTCTCTGGCGCACTTGCGATTCTTCAGAACAACATCAGCAATCTCGGAGAGTCTCTTGGTGACGGCGTTCTTCCGTTCATGAAGGCAGCGGCCGATATGTTGCAGGTTCTCACTGACTTCATGAACAGCCTGCCATCGCCAACAAGGGCCGTAGTGGTTGGATTCACTGGATTCTCGGCGATTCTTGCGACGATACTGCCGACCGTCGACAACTTTATCAAAGGCTGGAAAAACGTATCCGATGGATTCAAGGACACGGGAGACGCAACCAAGGCTGTCATTACCGTGCTGTCAAAAGCCGGAGACGTGATGAAGGCTCCGTTTGCCGCCCTCAAAAGCGTATTGCCGGGAACCGCAGCGGCAGAGGCAGAGGTTGCCGCAGGTGCATCGGCAATCGGTACAACATCTGCTGCGGCAGCAGGTGGTGTCAGCTTGCTAAGCGCGGCACTTGGCGCAATCGGCATCATGGCCGTCGTCAGCCTCATCTCAGCAGCCATAGGAGCACTACAGGAATGGCGTGAGCATGAGGACATGTTGCGCAATGCGACGACCGGGCTATCAGAGGCACTCGACAACGCCGCCCCAGCCCTTGACAAATATAACGAAAAGGTCAAGGCAAACTCGAAGTCCATCGCCGAGCTTCATGACGAGACCGAGAAGTTCATGAACTCTCAGGCGGAGTTTGCGAACACAGTCAACGAGAAGTGGAGCAATGTCGAGACCAACTCCATGGTTGTCGCAGAGCTTGCCTCTCGCATCGAAGACCTTAGCGACAAGCAGAAGCTCAATAAGGATGAGCAAAACGAACTCAGGGCGATGGTCAAGGCCTACAACGACGAGACCGGAGAGTCCCTTGAGATAATTGATGCGCAAACCGGCAAGCTCAACCTTAGCACGTCCGAGCTTAGGGAGAACTCAAAGGCTTGGATTGAAAACGCTGAGGCAAAGGCTGCTCAAGAGCTTTACGTTGATGCCGTTAAGAGACGTATCGAAGCCCAAACGAAGCTCGATGCAGTGAATAAGGCATTGACCGAGAATGAATCAAAGTTCAACGATGTCAACAAGAAGTCAATGTCAACGTTAGGTGCATATAGCAGCGCAACCGCAGCAAGTGCAGCTGAATTCGGCAAGCTTGCTGGTGAGAAGAGGAAGCTTGAGGAAGACCAAGAGAACCTCAATGCGACAATCGAAAGCTCTAGGGAGCTTGAACAGCAACTCATAGACAAGATGGACGAGGAGGCCATGTCGACGGCCAGCAATGAGGTCGCCCTCAACAAGCTCAAGGCGGCGCTCGTTGATGTCGGAGACTCGATTGACAACTACGTACATGTGTCTGACGAAGACCTTGCGAAGCTTGCCAGCTCCTATGACGGCAACATCGAGGAAATCATCCGAAAGCTCAAGAAGCTTGAGGAGGAGGGCGCGAAAGCCATGGGCGACGTGGCTGAATTCAAAAAGCCATCAGACCAAGAGCTTGAGGCGTTCAAGCGTGAGAACGAGAAGCTCTACGAGCAGGAGAAGCGAATAAGGGATGACTTCTACGATCAGGACAAACGTCTCAGGGATCTGTATTACGAAGGCAGAAAGAATGACCTTGATGATGAATACGAGTATGAGAAGCGTATAAGGGACGATGCATTAAATGACCGTAAAAAAGATCTTGATGAAGAGTATGAATATGAGAAGCAGATAAGAGACAAGGTATACGAGGATAGGAAACAAAGACTTGACGATGAATATGAAATCGAGAAACGTTATAGAGATGAATTGTATGAACAAGCAAAACAAGCATATGACGACATGTATACGGAAGAGAAGCGTATAAGGGATGCCGCATATGACAACGAAAAAGACGCGCTGGACCGTTGGCTTGATGACTACAAGGATGCACTTGATGATGAAGTCGACGCCTTCGAGAAGGCCACCGACGAGCGGCTCAAGCTCATGGAAGAGGAATACGAGCAGAAGAAGAAGCTCATCGAGGCCGACGAGAAGAAGGATACTGACGACATCGACGCCAGAATACAGGCCATCAAGGACCAGACCGCAGCCGAGGAGAAGGCGGCGAAGCTTCGCGAGAGGGAAGAGAAGATTGCCGAGGCTACGGCCAAGCGTGACAAGTACTCCCAAGGCTCCAAGCCCTACGAGAAGTACGACCAAGAGCTTCAGAACCTTCTGACCGAGTACGCCAACGAGGACGAGAAGGAGAGGCGTGACGAGTACATCGAGTACTTAGAGGGAATGAAGGACAAGGTCAAGGAGAACGCAGACGAGCGTCAGGACGTGCTCAAGGACTCCTATGACCGTGAGAAGGAGGAGTACAAGACCAGAAGGGATGAGGAGAAGGAGTCCCTCAAGGAACACAACGCCGAGCTTGTCGAGATCCAGAAGGCAGCAAACGAGCAGAAGCTTCAGGATCTCAAATATGCCAACGAGAACGAGCTGACCGAAATCAAACGCAGGCATGAGGCCGAGCTACAGGCATTCAAATATTCACTCGATGATGAGTTGACCGGCATAAAACGCAATAACGAAGAGAAGCTGACGGAACTCAAGAACGCAAATGATGCAGAGCTTACCGAAATCAAATTCAAACTTGACAAGGAAGCAGAGGATTACAAACGCGCCAATGAGGACGAACTCACGAACATCAAGCGTGACCAAGAGGCTCATCTGGAATTACTCAAATACTATCACGAGCAGGAACTCCTTGGTCTAAAGCGCAGTCATGAGGATGAGCTAACTGAAATCAAGAACAGGATAGAGGATGAGAACGAGGCCTACAAGAACGGCAGCGTCGAGGCGTTGAATGCGCTTCGCGAACAGACGGATGCCGCGTCACAGGCCGTCAACTCCGTAAACGAAAAGGCGGGCGAGATACCTGAGGCGTTCAACATAGCGATGCTTGGTGCGGCTCAGGCGACGGCAAACGGCGTTGGCAGCATAATCGACAACACGAACCTGCTTCTTGAGGCACTCGGACTTCCTCAGCTCCCGGTCACGGGACAGCAGGCAATAGACAACTACCTGAAGAGTGCCAACAATGCGCTCTTCGGTACCGACAAGCTGGCACCGGGTACGGAAGCCGTTCTACAGGCATTGGCCATGCCAAAACTCCCTGAAGTCGTGGGTGCCACGGCAACTACCGCGCTTACGACGCTTGGTGCCATATTGGGTGACCCGAACAAGTTCACCGGCATATCGAGTGGCATCGTCAGCGGGCTTAATCTTGCGAAGATTCCCGAGTCCATGAAGAGCAACGTCGAGCTTGCGATGACGAACCTCAACAACGGACTCACCTCTGATGACCCCGCGACCAAGGAGGCGTGCCAGAAGTTCGTCGAAAGGTATGGAACCGAGATATCGGCCATCGTCGATGTCGCAAAGGTGACAGGCGCGAACGTCCCAGTGGCATTGTCCAACGAGCTTTCGAAGAACGCGGAAAAGCCAGCCGAAAGCGCGAAGGTCACAGCAAACAACGTGTCTGGAGTGCTCAAGTCCCTTACCGAAGCCTTCGAGACATTCGGCGGCAACTCGGCGATAGGATGGAACAACAGCTTCGTGAAGAATTCCGGCACGGCACTTGAGAGCACGAAGGTGTGGGCAGAGGGTACCAAGAAGGTGGTCTCGGAGGTACTCGGCATCAACTCGCCCTCAAAGGTCTTCGGATGGTTCGCCGATATGGCGTTCGCTGGATGGGGAAAGCGTTGGGACAAGGGTGCCCGTGACAGCATCCTCACCGCAGGTGAGACTGCCAAGGACATATCCGAGGCGATGTCAGACACCGATGCAACCGGTAGCTTCCTTGAGGATATGACCATCGTCAGGGATGCCGTGGTCGAACGCACCCGCGAGATGATGGACTCCATGATCGACACCATGCGTGAGCGTGAGGGCCTCCTTCAGGCTCAGGCGGAACGAATGGCAAAGATAATGGAGGACGGGTTTGACCCGACCCTCTCTGCGGCGTTCGAGGCAATCGACACCATAGACACGGG